AACCCATGATGGCCACGGCCGGGGTTAGCGTAGAGAGGTGGGTATTGTGACCGACCGTGAATTGCTGGAGATGGCGGCGAAAGGTGCAGGATTCGAGGTGCATATAGCAAAAGGAGGTGGATCTTGGATCAATGATGGCTCAAAGATTTGGCCGCATTGGGAGCCACTTTCCGATGATGGTGACGCACTTCGTCTTGCAGTTGCCCTGGGTATGAACCTTGAGATTACGGACAGCGATGTTTTTGCCTGCTCGCGAGGGAATTTCTATGAGCCGGCGAAGCCAGATGCATGCGCAGCACTGCGCCGCGCTATCGTCCGAGCCGCCGCCGAGATCGGGAGGACCATGCCATGATCGCCCTGATCTACATGGCCTACCTCATCTGGAAGGCGCAACGATGAAGCAAGACAAATTCACCAAGGCAGCGCGAGGCAGGGATTGCCTTGTGCGCTTGCCGGGATGCCCGAACAACACAGAGACGACGGTCCTTGCGCATTACCGGCTGGCCGGGACCTGCGGGGTCGGCATGAAGCCGAACAACCTGCAGGGCGCGTGGGCGTGCAGCTATTGCCATGATGCAGTCGACGGCCGCATTCAGATCAGCCTGGACCATAGCGAACTGCGCCTCTACCACGCGGAAGGAGTCATGCGCACGATCGATGCGCTGATCCGCGAAGAAACACTCAAGCCCTAAACGAGAAAGGCCCGCGCAATGCGGGCCCTGTTTCAGCTTCTCGAAAATCCCCTAACGCTTACCGCACTTCAAATCCCACATGTCGTTGTGAGCCGCGATCTCTTCCTTAGTCTGGCGGCTCATCACCTTGCGCTCGGCGGAGGTCGTGGTGATCGGCTTTACCCAGGAGCACGACGTATCAATCCAGACGGTTGTGCTTTTGCAGCCTGCGCTCAAGCTCATCGTCAGAATCAGCAGCCACTTTGACTTCCACATTGGTACGCTCCGCTGCGGCCTGCGCCGCCTTCTCGTTCTGCACAGAGGCCTGTTCTGTCTTGGCCTGCTGTGCGCCCTCTTTCTTGCCGCTGGACTTCCCTATGGCGTTGCCGCCGAAGAAGCCCAGGGCTGCCGCCACCAGCGCGACAATCCCCAGGATCCATTCAAGCATGGCTTCAGTCCTCGATCAGGTTTGATGCGATGCGGTTCGCCCACCCTTTGGCGAACGGTGGCCAGTTCTTCAGCCCGGTCATGAACTTCAGTCGGTACCCACTGAAGCGCTTGTCGAGCTTCTGAGGGTCCATTGTGCGCACGGCAGCCAGGGTCTTCGGGCCAATCACTCCGTCATCCGTGACACCGGCTGCGCGCTGGAGAAGCTTCACGGCCTGACCGACTCCCGAGTTGACTGCTGTGTCGAACAGGTCAAACCGAATGGCCTCTGGCATTTCCTCGGCGCGCGAACGACGCCAGTACAAAGCCTGATAAATCTCCTTGGCCGTGTTGCGCGGCAGGCTTCTCATATCGCCCGTGTATCCCCATGACCGCGCAACCGCCTGCGTGATCCCCCACATGGTGGCACCACCCGGATCTTCAGGATGATTCGAATAACCGCCTTCATGACCAATCAAGCGGTCGAACGCTTCTTCAAAATTCATTCCCATGCCCTCAGCTGGTGACCTTCACCTTCATGGTCGTGATGTAGATGTTCTTGGCTCCAGGGTAACCGTTGCCAACCCGGTAGTTGCCGGACGAATAACTGAGCCCGATCTGGCTTGCGCCGGCAGGACCTGCAACGAAGTTTGCGTCACCCGCGATCTTGGTCACGTTGCCGCCCGTGGCGAAGAACACACCGCCTGTGCCGTCCGTATCGTCGGCCAGCATGATCAGGCCAGCGCCAGCCGGCAGAATCAGCGTGCCGCCGCCGGCAATTGGGTTGGCACCCTTGGACGCGGCATCGAAGTCCCAGTCCGTCGCCGACTTCGCGTAGGACTTCACAGCGCCAGAATCCGGGATGTTGTTTCCCGTCTGACGGTATGGGCCCGTGGCGCCATCGAACAGGCCTCCCATCGGGTTGCCCGATAGGTTGTTCGAGTTAACGATGAAGTCCTGGCCAGTGCCGATGTTGATCACAATCCCCCACTGGCCGTTGGCGCCGAACTCGCCTGACGGGCCGCTGGTGATGCCAACGATCTTGAACTTGCTAACGTTGGCCGCTACCGCCACTCCGCTGCTGGCGTTGGCAGAGTACGACCCGCCGATCACCGACACGTTGTTGGCGCCCACGTTGATGAACAGGCCGTTGAGCAGGTTGTTGGACACGGTGCAGTTGACGATGTCTGCCTGGGCGATGGTGCCCGTGGAGCCGCCAAGCAGGATGCCGCCCTGGTTGTGGGTGCAGCACCACACATCGGTTACCTTCATCAGGTCGATGCGGCCGGTGCCGGTAGGCTGCGCGTAGATGCCGTAGCCCGTGGCCGAGTCAAGGAAACAGTTCTCGATGTAGAGCGCCTGAACGCGCTGGCCAGAGGATGGCGTGATGATCACGTCGGTACCGCACCAGCCAGTGTTCACCGCACGCAACGTCACGTCGCCGGCCTGGCGGATGTTCGCGCCCGCGGTCGACTGGTTGTTGGAAGCTTGGCCATGCAGGTAGCAACTGTCGAAGATCACGTCAGCCGAAACGTTCTGCACATCGATGTGGAAGTTCGAGTGGTTGGCGCTGACCATGTTGCTGACGTGCGTGGTCTGAGACGGCGCCCCGGTGATGCCGATGCCGTTGTAGCCGTTGGTCAGGATGATCTGGTCGATGATGTTGTTGTACGACCCAACAAGGTTGATCAGATAGCCCGAGGTCTTGGTGACCGAACTCAGGATCTCCACCCCATTCAGCGTCATGCCGCCGTTGAACTGGCCACTTGTGACCGTGACGCGCAGCACGTCGCCAGCCGCGAAGGTGCAGTCGATGGCCGACGCGCCAAGCGTGCCAGTGATCGAGATAGCACTGGTGACGTTCAGCGTGCCGCTGGTCTTGTGCTTGCGGTCAAGGCGCATCTCTGCGCCTGTGGTTTGGCAGAAGTCGATGCAGGCCTGTAGCGCCAGCTTGTCGTCCGCGTTGCCGCCCAGCGCGCCAAACATCATCGGCGTGGCATACGAGCGCCCCACGCTGGCATCGCCAACGCTCACCCATGCGCTCGGGCCCAGGCCTCCCGATGTGGCCGGCGACATGTTGGCTGCCACCACCTTTGGGAAGGCCCCGCGCCAGGCGTAGAAGTTGCCGTCGCCGCCACGGTCAGCCGACCACAATAGGACCTCATCATTGGCCGTCAGGGTCGCGCCGAAGAAGAAGTCGGCGCGCTTCTTGTAGACAGCGCCCTCGAAATCTGCCGTGCGGTCTGAGCCGCGAGTCAAGTTTGTGAGTGCCATGCGGTTCCCCTTATTTAGCGACCCAGCCCGTATTCCCGGCGCCAGCTTCTTTGACGTACAGAGTTGTCCCAGCGCCCCCGTCAGTGCGCGTGTACATAGACCCAACAACAGCTGTTACGCTCCCCTCTGGAGTCCCGGCACCAGAAGTCCAAGTAACAGAGCCAGCCCCTGGTCGGAGGTTTACGCTCCAGGTGTTAGCAGGCCGGAATGTCTGACTTCCAATGTTCAAATTGTTGTCGGTAAATGGGATGAAATCATTCGTACGGAAAGCGAATTTAGTGACGTTGCTCTGTACAACATAAAGAGTGCCACCTTGCCCACGAAGTTCTGAGCGGCGCGGAGATGTGCTGTCGCCTAACCAAATCGCCGAGAAATTTGCGTCCGGTGCAGCTAACCCCAAAATAGTGTTGCTATTGCTTTCAAAAACTGCAGTACAAGGTGAGTGCCCGGACAGGCTGTAACCAGCAGTGGTACCACCCTTGGAGAATTGATAGTCTGCCCACGGCTGGTTCCATGTGGTGTACCCGAAGCCTAGCCTTCCGTTATTGCCCAATGATGGATGGAATTGCATAGTGTAGTTGTAATTGTTGTTACCGTTGTCGACGCCCATCATGGAAAAGGAGGACCGCGACCGCGCTACCGAGAACGGTGTATTAACTACAGGATTAAGCGTGTTAATCGTGCCATTGCGTGCTTCCCATCCGACATTAACATTTGTAAATGAGTTTTCGTAGTTTGTTGAATGTGATGAGTAGTCAACTACTATGCCGTATGTGCAGTCATAGAAATCGATATTATCCGTATGCGAATAAGAAGATCCTGATACGTCGACTCCCGAATCGCAATTGCGTACAGATACGCGGACGCCATTATATCCGATGAATGCAGAGCTACTAGCATAAACCCGAATTCCTGTGGCATCAGCCTCATAATCTCCGCCCTGAACCAAAATGCGGCATTTAATATTTCCGTTTATGCCATTTTGCTCGCAATCGCGTGTCCAAGTATTTACGTGATATCCCGAAGTTCCTGAGTCGAGCACAATGCCAGACGCCAGGCCAGTTCCGTTACGGGCTCCACGTACAAGCAAATCCCTAGTCTGGATGCGCATGCCGCCAGAAAAGCTTAGGCCATATGCTGCGTTCATGCCGGTAACGTCAATTTCCGAAGAAGGCTGACCAACTGAGGGCTGACCTTTTACGGTAATGAAGCCACTCGACAACACTCCAGCCATAACACCTGGACCGGAAACCACACCCTGCACAGAAACATCCCATAAGCCCGCTAACTGCGGACCGAAATTAGTGACGGCGTCAAATGCGGCCTGTATTGTCTTGAATGGCGTAGATGAGGATAGGCCATCATAGATATCGCTACCGGACGGAGCTACATAGAGAGTATTCCGAGTGGTCGCGCTGCCTTTCGGCTGAACAACAAAGAACGCGCTTCCAATCTTTATGACTCCAGGACCAACATGACGTACCTGATGAAAGCCAGGAATACTTCCCGTCCTGACGTAAACCCCAGCTGGCCATAGTAAGTCAGCATTCTTGGAGATTGCGTCAGCAACAGCGGCAACCATGCCATCCTGGTTACTAGTAATCCCATCAACAGGGGAATCTATGTAGTCCCTGACACTTACTAGATCACCAAGCCTTTCGTATCCATTGCGACCCTTATAGCCCCATAAAGCAGCCCCTAAACTTGGTACATCTTGATTCGCTAGGTCAGACGCTTTGACCAAATCAGTTGGGGCAATATTCTGCCCAAGAATCGCATAAACCTCGGTGTCAGCCGGAATGGCCTCAGCCAGCAAGATCTGGTTACCGGAAACAGAAAATGACCGCCCGAGGGTCTGTGCAATTCCGGCCAGGTACAGCGTCGCCGATGAAAACTCAAACCCAGGCGTCAGTGTCTTTGTGCTCTGCGTGGTTGTGGTATACCACGGGTACGCGTAGTTGGTGCCAGGCAGGCCTGCGCTGAGCGCGTCAATACGAACGTCCTGCGCGTCGTTCTGCACATCGACATAGTTTTTGGTCGTGGCGTCTTGCGGGTCGGTTGGGTCTGCCAGGTTCTTGATCTGGAGTCCGCGAGCATCGAAGTAGCGGCGGGAAATATCCAGGCTGAGTGATGTGCTTACCCGGTTGATAGCCTGCTGAATCAGCATGGTCAGCCGGTCAAACACGTTCTCATGGATCTCTGGGTAGAAGCGGGCCTGGTTGATGATGTCGGTTTCTTGGACAGCCTCCATCTCACGATTTACGACCAGAGTCTGACCGTTAGGTGGAGCCACCAGCATTGTCAGCTGGCTGATGGGGTTGCCATCAACCTCTGGCTCGCCTGCCCCGATCAGGGTGTAGTTCACGCCTATGCTGAGTGGCGTGATAGTCGAAGAAGAATCCTCGATCAGATAGGCCGTCACATCGCCATTGTCGAAGAACCTGAACGGCAACGGGAATACCGTCGTTGTGCCATTGCCCGGGAACTGGGTAGAGCTTGCAGAGCTGGATACGGTCATTCTTACCCCCTATGAAGCGTGGTTTTACGCGGAAGCATGCGAGCAGCATTCCCCCGCGACTGGATTACGGGAATCATGACCATGATCACGAATGCCGTAGACAAGGCAGAGCTGCCAAGGTCCGTCGTGCGGCCCTGCCCTATTGTGATCAGCGAGTACAAGGCCCATGCGAATGAGCCTCCTGCGAGCCCTATGGCCATAACGCTCACGCCGAACTTGAACCTAGCCTGCGGGTTGTGAAATCGCCCAAGCAGAACGGCGATCACCAGCAGAGCAATGCTGCGGACAATCACCAGCCAGATACCGAGATCAATCTCCATCCTTCTCACCTCGCTTTGCGCGCAACGGGAAAATGATGTCGAGGATGGTTTCCGCCCACGGGGGGAAGCTCTCTTTCTTGTGGACCACCAGCGCAAGCGCCAGGAATATGAAGACAACCAGTGCCGACACTGCTGCGGCCCATATCATGCTCTGCGGGCTGTACGGCGGCCCGTCAGGGTATTTGTAGATCCCCGTGGCGTATCCCATCCCCCACGAAAACACCGCCAGCAAGGCCCGTCTTAGGCCTTTGCTTGACGATGGATATGCCAGGTAGAAGAAGCACCCGAACGCAGCACCTGCGGCTGCGTATGGGTTCATAGCTACCAACCCGGCAAATAGTGCGGCAACCAGCCATGTGCCAAATTGTTCCGTCATTCGAGTCCCCTCCCCGGGTAATGATCAAATTTTAACCAGTTTACGCGACTGCACCTATTGATCATTTTTTAGGCGGTCCGAAGATCACGCCCCGGGTCCAATCGGTTACTCCTTCAGGCTCGATATCGCCCTCTGCAACGCCGATCAGGTACTTGACGGTCCGCTTGGGCTGGGCGACTGGGAGGCCGAAGCCATAGCCGACAACGTCAATGCCAAGACCCACGGCTCTAGCTGTATCAACTTCGCTATCCGACTTGGCTGCTTTGAATGATCGATCAAGGCTCTTGAACAGCTCACCAATAGGGGTCACGCCTTGGTATGCCCATCCGCTGTCGATGCTTGAGGCAAGGTCTCGGGCGCCTGGGATAGACATCAGTGGGTAGGTTGCGATCTTGAGCGAAGCCCATGCGCGCCAGTCCTCATCATCGTCAGGACCCTGACCAGAAATTAGCGGCCCCACAACCGCGGGTATTGCGATTAGGAACATGAACCGCTGAAGAATGTTCAGGTAGTCGCCTACGCTATTTGCGGTCGATGCGCTTACCTTGAGGTCTGCGATACGGTTGTACAGCAGGTTGAAGTAGCTATAGACGATGGTCAGGGCGCGCATGAGGCCGTCTTTGCGTTGAACAGATGCAAGATCTTTGGGGCCAGCTGACATCTGGGTAAGACGCACAGCAGCATCGCCAGCCGCTACCGCCTGCTCAACATCAAGACCCTGGTCAATTCCGTGACGATAACCGCCAAGCCAAGTCGGGTAATCGACCATTGCTTGGATCAGGCCGATGTGCTTAAAGGCCAGCTTCTGGATATAGGACAGGGTGTCATCCTTGCCGCTGATGCGCTTAAGAACGCTGCGCATGTCGCGGTCAAGGTTGTTCGTGCGGTACTCCATCTCCTTGGAAAGCTCATTCACCATTCGCACAGTTTCAAACGGCTTTCTGATGAACTCTTGCATCCCGGAGAAGAGGTAGCGCCGAGCGCCAATCTTTCCAAAGTGCTCAAAGGATTGCGAGTAGCCCATTATCTGCTGAATGCCGGTAGTGGCGCTGAATCCCATAAAGCCTACAGCGAGGTTGGCTCGTAGCCGCTCGGACAGTTTGATGTAGACATCAATGCCCTTCTGCGAGTCGAGGACCATGTCATTCGCTATGCCTTGCAGCCATGGGTTGAACTGGTTGGCTGCAGCCGGCCCCAGGGTGTCAATCATCATCTGCTTGATTTCTTGGTCACTGATGATCTTCACGGCGTCCTTGATAGCCTTGCGGTGCGTCAGGTCGTGGATCACCTGACCAAGGTGGGAAGCCACTATTTCAACGTCAAGCTGGATTGGCGCAGCGAATGAGTCAACACGCGCCTTGGTGTGCCCTTTTGGCGTGGTTGCTCGAGCGTACCCAGTCTCGAAAAGGCCTCCCTCGTTGCTCAGCTGGTTCTGGACGCCGGCATATGCACTGCTGCTGGTGTCGTACACCAAAGGCCAGTACCCGCCGCTAAAGGTGCCGTACTGGGTCACCACTGGGGTCGCCTCAACTTTCTCAGGGGGAACGCCATGCAGGTCTTTCTCGAGCTGAGATATAGCTGGCCACAGGCCCTCTACCAAGTCCCACATGGACTGGACGAATTCCCAGTCGCGCTGGGTCAGGTTGCCGGTGATCTCGTTAAGCTGTTGCTCAGTCCAGGCCTTACCGTTGTGCCCACCGTCGAGCAGCTTCTTGCGATTGCTGGCGTTCCCGGTGTTCAGCGCCGCCGATAGAATGGCATTCATGGTCAGGGGCTGGCCAAGGCTCTGGATGTGGATCTTCTGGCGCATGACCTTGGCGCCTCGGTCCTTGGTGTATGCGTCCACCAGATTCGTCACCTTGATTGCGAACTCTCGGTTTAGGCGCTCTTTCTCGTTTTGCGCCTCAACGAACGGTTGCCACAGTGCGGTGTGCCACGGGCCGTCGATATCTCCACCGTCTAGCCAGTCAATGATCTGCTCAATCTTCAGCAGCGGCGCACTGAAGTCGCTGAGAGTGTCGCCGAATCGGCGCAAGATCGACCGGGTATTTTGATCAATCGGTGGCGCTTTTCGCTTTTTCAGGTTCGCATAGCCAGCGCGAATCAGGTTGCTCTTGGCCTCTTGGAAGTCCTTCAGGCGCTTGTTCGCCAACAGCTTGTTCTTGGTGCCAGCCAAGTGGTTGACGTTGGCCGCGAACTCGTCAAGCTCTTGCAGCTGATCAAGGCTCAGGTCCTTGTAGTTCACGCGCTGGCTTGTGTTCAGCAAGAACTCAGGAACGATTGGCTCGTTGCCCATGGCCAGCTGATCGGCGTACCACGCAGCGAACGACTTGCGTTTGTCAATCTCGCGCAGGCTCACCTTGCGGAACTCGTACTGCTCCATGACAGCGTCGATCTGGTCAAGGTAGTCATGACCGGCCTTGCCAAGGCGCTCACGGGTGCTTGCCTTGTTGTACTTGAGCATGCGGGCGGTGATGTCCTCCACCTGTTCGCGGGCCTTGCGCGCCTCCCGGTACATGTAGAAGTTCAGCAGCTGTCGCTGTTTGGCCTCATATGCTGCTTCAAGGTCGCCATTCACGAACGCCTCATACGACTGCCGGCCGGCCTTGGCCTCAGCGCGCTGGAACTCTGCCGGCTGAATGTCACGCACCTTGCGCTGGAGCATGACCCGGCGGGCGGCTTCCTTGAGTATCTGCTGGGTGGTGATGTTCTTTCGGTTGCCCACCTGAGCCAGCCGACGCATTTCCTTCTGAAGAACCTCGGCGCGGCGCTCGTTGTGCGTTGCGTCAATGGCGCGCTCTGCGGACTCACCAGTGGACTTGGGCCCGTGGCGCTCGAGCATGCGCTGATCAGTTTCGCGCTTGATTACCTGGCTGCGCGGCTCAGCGCCGAGCAAGGCCTTGACCAGTTGATCACCAGAGTCATAGCCCAGCATTGGTCCGACGATGTCCAGGGGCTGGCCATCGCGGGCATGGGTGAATGCGAGCTTGCGGGTTGCCCGGGCTCCGTATCGTTCTGCCAACTCGCCGCTGTTGAGCTTGATGCTCAGTTCAGTGCCGTCAGGCATCTGGCCTTTGCGCAGGGCACGAAGGGCGGCGTACTCGGGCAGCGTGTCGACTTCTTCGGTTACCTCGTCGCGCACCCGGGCGGATTCCTCGCGCCACCACTTCGAGCGCCGGCGTTCTTCTTCGCGGACGATTTCTTCCTCAATCGAATCGCGGGCGTCAGCGTGGGCCAGGTCAATGCTGTTCTGGTACGCGGCAAACTCCTTCTCAGTCATGCCAGCAGCGGCCGCATCAGCGAACAGAGGGATGGCGTTGGTCACCTGTTCGGCAGCGGTTATCTGGTCATCAGTGGCCACCAGGCGGTCAAACACCCGCCGCACGTCGTCGTTCAATTCAACGTTCAGCCGGCGCAGGTCCTTGTAGATCTGGATCAGCCAGCGCTTGAAGCGGGCAAAGGCTCCGGCCAGTTCGGGGCTTGGGGCTTTGCCCTCGGCAACGTAGCTCTCGAAGCCACGGGCGAACTTCTCATGCTGCTCGGTGGTGATCGGCGAGCCTTCATCTGCACCAAGCCAAGCGCGAATGGTGGATACGTCATCCTTGATCTGCTGCGGCGCATCATCATTGGTCGAAATTTGATCAATGACTTCAAGGTAGTAGTGACCCAGTTCGTGGAGAACAGTGGACAGGTCGCGCTTGTCGCCCAAGGAGATCTGGAATCGGC